GAGCACTGTGGAGCTTCAGCTACTAATTGACCGCCTAGGTTTGAAGCAATGTCGGTTATAGCTGTGGCCATTGTAGGAATGTCCTCGATCGCAGCCTTGGTGCTCCACGGGTCAGAATCGGCCGGTAGGACCTCGACCTTTTCCATATCCTGACGTGTAGGCCTTCCGGCATCGCTAGGACTCAATAACCCGATCACGCGGCCGTAGGCGGAAGTGACAGTATCCTCTACCAGCCAGCGCTTCATATTGTTTGGTAGTGAGGCAACGTTTCCATATGCGTAATCCACGGCACTCGGTACGTGATCCTCGTATTCACGGTAGGCCTCGGCCCTAATTAGAATCGTGCCCTTGGCTAAATCCATATCCTCAATAATGGCAACCAGTCTGCCGGTCGGATGCTCGGATCGAAAGCGTTTAATCCTACTATTTACATCCTCGTAATTGTCCAAGAATCCCATTTAGATTAGCTCCTTGTCTTTCAGAGCCTGTGCTATTGCCCGGCCGCGAATAAACCCTTCGCCGTGCCCCTGGCGGTAACCGATTGAATATCCGATCACCATAAACATAAAGCCAATACCGCAAGCGGCAAGGCCTATTAATAGGTCCATACTGTTCATTGTTCGCCCTTTGTTAAGGCCGAGCAGCTACCAAACCGAGTAGCCCTCCCGGCGTTTGTTGTACCAGTATGAGGCCTACCACTGACAAAAGGCAATTACCTGGCTAGGCGTGTCTCCAATAATATTTCATATATCTTGTCGATCTTTTGGTCCATACGCTCCTGACGGGCCTCCATATGGTCAATCCGACCGCGTAGGTTATGGCCGCCGTTTCCGTCAGGCTTTAGCTCGGACAGGTAATACTTTACAAAATGACGGATAAGTCCAGCCCCCAGCCCCAAAATGGTACAACTCCCCAAAGTTATACCGACTACGAGCTGGACTTGTTCCATTACTTCTTGACCCCAAACTGACCTTCGGAAGGTTGAAGCGCTTTAAGTAATGGCCCGATTAGCCCGGCGATAAACGCGTTAGCCAATACTTTCGGATCTGATATACCAGACATATACAGCGCAGCGGCGCTAGCCAGCGCAGCGCGACCGTAGGATTTTGCAGCAGCTATTGCTTGTTCTTTCATTTCGTGCTCCTTAGTGCCCTTAAGGATTTTGGATAACTATAAACCTAAAGTCTCGATTAAGGCTTTAGCCTTGGCCGGTGTCACATTAACTTCGAAGTGCATATCGTCCGGACGGCTCTTGAAATCGCCGCCCCATTTTAGTCCATACTTCTTAGCCAAGGCCCGAATCATCGGTACCTTTTCAGCCGGAAACGTATCAAACTTACCTAACGGATGTTTAGTCGCGTTTAGATCGATAGCTGTACCGGATGAGTGGCACGATAGTTTGGTCGGATTACCTCTAACCATTCGATAGGCGTATGCCCAGTCGTCAAACGTACCCTCATCGATCGGCTCAATTAACTCGTGAAATTCAGCCGCGAAGGCTGCGAGCAGTGGCCCCACACTCTCAGCACAACGCAGCTTACGATCCGTACCCTTTACAAGGTAGGACTTGATCTTTATTGCTTCCGGGTCTTTTGATGCCGGATAGCCGTTATAACTAGTCTCCACTTGTAACGCTCGGTGTGGATTGTTCCGCTTGTCTGCGGTCGTATTCTGCTTTAGGCATTGATGTAAACTCACCATTGCCTCGGTCAATAATGGCGTGTTCTGTAATTACTCCCATTGTTTCAGTTTCAAAAAAAGTCACATTATTCATTTTTATAACTCCGCACTAAAGCCAATGTAGGCTGAGGTTGAATTGTTTGCTACTAAATAATAATACTTGTCTGTTGTTAATGCGCCTGAAGTCATTGTAATTAAAACATCTGCCGCATTGTTTGTGTTAGATGCAGTATCTAAAGCAACACTGCTAATCGTTCCCGATAATGCGGTATTGTAATTATTGGTTACTCCTAAAGTTGAAAAATCAACTGATGAAGCATTAGTTCTCATAGTTACTGGAAAGCGTATTTGAGCATCTGTTTGGTTTGTTGATCTTGACACGCCAGCACCAAAATAACTGTAATTTTGAGTCGCGTTGAATCGAACATAGTACCTCTGACAAGCGGCTAATTCTCCTTGGATTGTTCCTGTTGCAGTCTGGAAAGCAGTAGCAGTATTGCCAGCCTCTAACTGCCAGCCCCAAGTATCAAAGGTTGCTGCTGCGCCAACAAAGTTGATTCGTGGACGAATATGTGAACCTGAACCAATAGTTTTACTTGCGATGCTTGGTAAAGTTGCAGTCCAAGAATATCGAACCCAAGAGGTAGTTACTGAAAATCCTGTGCTACCTGACGCAGTTAAAGTTGTTGATACTGTTCCACTTCCACCTGTTCCAAAAATTTGGTCAATTTCAATTCCGCCAATTAAAAGTGCAGAATCGGCTTTTGCCCAAAATGAAAATGTAACAGTTTGACCAGCAAAGGTTCTAACATCTTCTATTCTTTGATAGAAAAAATCTGAACCACTTGCGGTTGTTGTTCTTGCATAGCGTAAGAAATATTGTCCTTCATAACCAGCCACGGGCGCAGTTCCTGGAGTAAATGTTTGTTGGCTAATTGTGTTGGTATTGTTTTTCTGAATAAAAAATCTATCCGCGGTAAACATATCAACGGTTGTTGAAAAACTTGTACCTCGTTGCCAGACTCCAAAATCACCATTGATAATTTTATTCTTTCCAGCGGAAAAGTTTGCTTGGTATCTAATTCCGACCGAAGCGGAACTATCTGCTACGAGCGTTTCGCCGTTAGCCCCCACCGCTAAACGTGCCGGGGTATCGGCCGCTGTAGCTGTAATTAAATCGCCCTTTGCATCGACGATCGTATTCTGGATAGCGTTAGCATCGTCTGAGGTAACCCAAACGAAGTCCATATCCGTATTCGAGTTCTTGCTTAATACCTGTCCGCTGGTGCCGCCCTTGAGATCGACCAGCGAGGCATCGATAGAATCTCCTAATGCCTCGATAGCCGTAGCTCCGTCTTTGACAAGATCTGTCGAAGTTGGAACGGGCCAGTTAAAGTTCGGGGTGACCGTGCTCAAGTTAAACCTCCATATGCGTTTTCCCACTCAAGTGTAGCGTTTACACCTGTCCAAATGAGGCTAGGCGGGCTTACTGTGTCCCACTGTGGCGCAACCAGTGAGAAATCTGTAGGGCTCAGCGTGAGCGTTATGTCTACGAATTGAGGCGTAGCCCTGATGGCAAAGCCCTCCAGAAATCCATTAAAGGACCCGTTAAACATATTAATCGGAAGGTCGTTAATAACGATAGGTTCACCAAAGAATACGTTAATCAGCTTATTACGCTCGGCATCGGGTAGGTCTGGGTTATCCAGGCGGAAAGTAATACTTTGTAGCTGCTCGCGTGGGATAGCCCGAAGGCCCAGTTCGCGGTCCATTACATCCTCAACGTCGGTTAAGTTGTGAAGGTTAGAGCTAACGCTGCGCTGGTAGCGGCCGTACGTGGCGATAGAGGCGGCATCCAGGGCTGTGGCCTGGTTGTTGTAATTGTTGCCATAATTGAATACCAGGGAATTGCGAATTTTGCCGATCTGTAAAATAGATTTAACTGTTGTTGGTACGGCGTAATTGGCAGATATCGTCGTATAACCGTTAGCCGATAAATAGGCCGTACGGTGGTCAGCATCGGCATAACAGACACGACCAGCCTTATCCTCGTACATATTACCCAGTGCGCTTTGTGCAATCTGGGCGCAGAGGTTGTAGCTGCTAAACGGATCGGCCGAGCGTGAGATCATCTCGTAAAGGCCCGGCTGGTCAATCTCGCCCAAGCCCACGTTCTCGGCATTGGCCCAAGTGGTCGTAGGATCATAATCGAACCATTGAAGCGCCGGGGCTACCTCATTCCACGAGTTGATTAATAGCTCGTTTAGAATGTCATAGATCTGGTTGCCGTCCTCGGTCTTTGGTAGGGCATCCGGAAAAAGGGCCTTAGTCAATTTAGCCAGGGAACCGACAGCCAATATATTACCGATTGTTATAAAGCCGACCTCTTCCGGTGAGCGTACGGATATGCCAAAGTCCGATACGGTGCCACCGAATACGGGTACATATGTGCCGGAACTGTTCTTTAGCTCTAAAGTCAAAATATCAGTAACGTCAATATCGAAGGCCGTATTGTTTACGTTTACGATCTCCATACGGGCATAGCCGGCGTTGCATTGCAGATCAATATCATCGCGACCCGTTGCCATATTTACGCTTAGGACGTTTGTGTAAACCGTGGTGCCCACGGTTATACGCCATTCAGGAAGCCAAGTACTCATACCGCTATATAGTTTCCGGAGCCGCGATTGACGGACGTACCACGATAACTCGATTGGTTTAATACATCTTCGACAGCTCGAGCGATCGCTTCTGGGTCACCTACACCAGTTTCGATTTTTACGTTAATGGTCGTGGCATATTGACCCAGTGGCCCAGACATTAATGCCGCTTCATCGGCTGCATTTTGTAAATCTAATAAATCAGCGAAAGCATTAGCTCGAGCTGCGGCTGATTCGGCATATTCTAATATTGCATCAATCGAGCCGCCCTTGGTACTTATTGGCGCGATATAATCGCCAGGCGTAATACCGCTACCAAGCGAGCCGCTTGTAGGTACCCCGACTTTGCCTAATAGGTTTATATATTCTTGTAATGCTTTGAGTCGTGCATCATCGGCTGCCTTTTGTGCGTTGGCTACGCGATCGATCATATTTAACTCTTCGGATTCGCGAAGCTTGCCGAGGACCGTTGCCGCGTTTGATGTCTTGCTAAGTGAGGCAAGTTTGGCAATTTCGGTTAGTTGAATCTGTACGCGCTCGCTGTAACTTTCCTTAGCTGCTAAATCACCGGCAGCCGTAATGGCAGCGTTGTATTTACCAAAGGCTATCTGGCGAGCGTTTTCTTTATCACCTTCGGCCATCTTTGATTTATCGATCGCGTTTAATTCATTTAATAGCTGCGTATTAATAGCCAATAATGCCGCATCGCTGATCTGTTTGATTCCAGCCAATTTAGCCAGGTCAGCGTTCTTTTGGAAGTTAGCCAGTTCGCCTATCTTCTTTAATGCAAGTTCGCCGTTTTCGTCCTCAATAGCCATAAGCGCCTCAAGGCGTAACAAGGTCTCTTTGTCATAGGTTGCCTTTAATGCCGCCGCAATAGATACCCGGGTCGTATCAAAGACTGCCGCAGCCTTGCTTAGAGCTAACTTATTCTTTTCGGCTAACTGGGCTTTCTTTTGTAATGCGATTAATTCCTTTTGGCGCTTTAAGGCTTCCTTGTCCATTTTGGCTTTTTCCGCATTAGCCTGGATATTTTTAATATCTTGAGGTACGCCTTGTGGGAATCCACCCTGGCGGCCCAAAACTATGTCTACATTGTTACGTAAAGCACCGATTGAGAACCTGCCCAGATAATTCTTAAGAGCTCTACCGGCATCCTCTAAAACCCCTGCTCCAGGAATGCTAGAGAATAAATTGCCTAATTCTTTAGTTAGGTACGCCGTATTAGTAATAAGTCCAGAAATTGAATCAGCAGCGCTGTCCACCTTGGTAATCAATTTATCCATACCACCGGATGACGTACCCAGTGCAGCTACTAAAGATTGACCTATCTGTTCGCTAGCTTGTTCTGCCGCAATTTTAAGGCGATTAACCGAACCGGCATATGAGTCAGCCGCGTTTTTAGATTGACCTGCGTATTGTGCGGCAATTAGCTTCTCGATTTCGAGATATGACTTACCCGATAACTCGGCGTTCGTTAATCCTAGGTTTAACTGCTTTAGGCCTTTGAGGTTGCCTACGTATGCCTGACTTAGGATTTTCGTAGCTGACACGAGATCCATACCCGTACCGGCGCTGATATCCATCGCAGTATTTAGCATCGACTGCGCAATAGTTGTTGATCTGGTTACCTGGGCTAATTGAATAAATGAAGGTTGAAGTACATCTCGATTGACACCGGTGGCTTTTTCCACGGCATCTATGTAGCCCTCTGCCTCAGCGGTCGCAAAGGAGAAGCCTAAGTTACGTAATGCCTGGTCTAAACGCTTTGCCTCGGCTATCTGTTCGCCATATGCAGCTACAGCTTTCTTTGAATAACCTAGTAGGGCAGCGGCGCTAAAGGTTATGCCTAGGGTTCGACCCAAGCCTTTAACGGTTTTACCAAAGGCATTGATCTGCTTCTCACCTTTGGTGAGCGCCTTACCATTCCACTCGGCAGCGGCGGTAACTAATAGATTAGGTAAATTGGCCATTATGCAGCCAGCCCAAATCGGCCCTGGTTAAAGTTTTCAATCGTTTTCATAATAGCCATTACGACCGCATCCTGGGCTTTACCACGATCCTCTTTCCAAGCTCTAAAAATCATACGGCCACGCTCGGCTTGTTTGTCACCGTAGAGCGGTCCCATCCGGCTAATGAAGTGAGCGCCAGCGCCGGGATTGTTTGAGCGGCTATTAGGGTCTCCGCCTGGATTCTTACGGCCAGCGGTTTCATAGATTGAACCGGCAGCGGATTTGTTGGCTACATAATACAAAGCTTGCCAGCCGTTGCGATTACGCTTGCTCGGTGCCTGTGAGTAATAGATACCCTTCTTGGCAAGTTCGGCATCGTACAAAGGGAACATACGCAAGCGGCCCTCAGTGTTAAAGGTTCTAAACATAGAATTACGTGCAGTAATTTGTTTACCGCGTGAGCCCTCGGCCCACATATAAAGATTGTCTGGTTGTGGTGAAGGCGCAAAGCCGCGAGCCTTATCCCGGATCGGAATCATAGCTGCGCGGACTTCGGCGTTCATCTCTTTCAACATTTCGGGATCAACCTTGCGGAGCATTTTAACCGTTTCGCGTACGCCTTTTAGAGCGACTGGCATTTTCGGCCTCCTTGGCTTGATCGTTTAATACTTGTACTAACGTGTCGTACATCGTTCTATCGAGATCCAATATCGCCTGTGGCGCGACCCCGAGCCTGATAGATAGTTGTGCTATCTGGTAGGTCCGGGAATCGCGCCCTAGCTTAAAGGTTGCTCATCGTATAAAACGTTCACCTCTTTTAACGTATCGAGGAACTCAACGCCGAACATCTTTACCGTCTCGCCGGTTGCCTTGAGACATTCCCAAGCCAGGTAGTAGAGATCGCCCTGCTTTTCATCCTCACGAAAGGCTTTATGAAAGCCCTTCTTTGTATGTAGCTCGAACAGGTACTCAATACGCGGCGTAATGTCGTGCTCACTAACCTCGCCTGTAGCCCTTGTTATTTTGAGTCTGTACATAGTGTGCCCCTTGTCTAGTTGGTTATACGGTTGTGTCTACAACGATTGGAGAGTTGCAGGTAAAAGTGATCGACTGGGTACTAATGTCCCCGACGGCTCCATTAATGTCTGTGGTGTTGTTTACCAGCACCGTAGTTTGGTACTCGGGATTGGTTGCCGAGATAGTTGCGCTTGTCTGCTTTAGCGTTAGAGGTACAGTCGTTCCCCAAGCACCTTGCAAAGTCTGCAAAACTTCTGAAGTCGCTGTGTCATTCAGAAAGTCCAGAGTTACGGTTGAGGTCTCCAGGCCCTTAGTAAAACGTCTGGCAGAATCGCCCATCGCTGTTACTTCCAGCTCCTCGAATACGCGGTTAATTGTTGCGCTTGTTACGTGATCGGAAAGGTCTACCGAGTTAAGGGTTACGACCACTCCATTTGATAAGAATATAGCCATTAGCCTATTCCTCGCTTTCGGTTGTAGTTGGTGTTGGTTCGGACTTTACTTTTGCTACTTTGACTGGAGCAGGCTCGTCTACGATCTGCCCAATCTTTCGCAAAAACTTTAGGTCATCCTCTGTATATGGCATATGTCAGCTCCAGCTCGTGAGTATTGAGATATTAAAATCGGCAGTTAGCAACGTTCCACTTTGTACCTCAAGTACTGATGGAGCCGACATACTGCCAATATTCATAACGATATTCGATGCAGCCAATTTATTAAACACAGCTACTGCCAGCGTTTCGATACCGTTCAGGTTGCCCTGGTTGTCCAGCATTGGCACCGTCATAATGATCTTCAGGTTCGCTAATGGAGCGATAGCGGCGTACGTGTTATTACTTGGCGTAATGTAATTATCCGCCGGGGCCACGATGACCGAGTTGGCTGTGATCGTTGGCGGAGGAAAAGCAAAAGTATTCCAGGAGTTAGGATTAGCCAGAGCGGCGGCTACCGTAGCTCGTAAGGTTGTAATCGGCGCTGGCATCTGCTATCCGATCATACTGTTTGGATTTTGGTAACCGGCGATGAGGCCTCTGATCTTGCCGATCATTGAATTACCCATCCGGTACGGTGAAGGACTAAATCCATCGATTGATACGCCGCCGGTCTGTGATACCTGGCGAGCTTGGAATATGTCTACCGCCAGAATCATCGCGGCCTCGCGTACAGCCGGGGTGGTCGCGTAGCTGTTTGTCTTTGTATCCGCGCCCTCGGCCTTACCGTATGGAAGGACCCGGCTAAAGTTAATATTGGCGTTGGTCTTGGCGAATTGAATAAAGCTATAACCAGCCGGCCAATTCCAGGCGTAGTTATTCCAAACGATCGACGGGATTAGATTAGTAGTACCAGCGCTCCAAGGCATCGTTCCCGTGATTGTGTACGTACCGTTAAAGGTTGAGCCGCATCCACTCAAGGTTACGCTTTGCCCTGTGGTAAAGATAGCCGGGTTAGCGATCATCACTGTCGCCACATTATTCTGCAAAGTTGTACCTACAACCGGCGCAGAATCAAACCATAAAAATTGATTTAGAAGATCTTGCGCGGTTTGGCAGCAGGTCTCGACGATATCCGATGAATAGAGCGCATCGATTCCAAGGTTGGCTCTTAACTCTGCCTCGGTGACGTAAGTTGCCGGCACAATAATCTCCTTACTTAAAAAGGCCGGTAGGGCTCAAAGGGCTAAGAGCCCTACCGACTATTAGGGTTGTGGCTTAGATTTTCGCAAACTTGATAATACCGTTAGGCATCTTTGCGATAGTTGCCATAAATCCGTAGATCGCAACCTGTACTTGTAGGTTAGATACTACGTTCACTGACATATAAGCCTGAGGTCCACGATAAACGGTGAACGCCTCAGGAGCCAAAATAATGGCTGAGTTATCATCGACAGTAGTCTCTGCAAAGTTACGGTCTACATACAGGTCAAGTCCAAGTACGTTACCGCGAATAGAGCCAGGCCCTACTTGTCCAGCCGCGTTCATTGGTTGAATTGCATTATAAATTGGTCTCTTTGTGGTATCTGTTGCTGACATCAGTAGCTGCCATTGTGCACCGTTGCCGATGTAGTTCTGAGCAAAGTAACCGGTGTTTTCATAGACAAGCTTTGCAGCTTGTGAGCTGTAAGCGATAACGCCGTCGCTATCAGCTGTAGTAGCTGATGCGTTAGTACCTGCAGCTAATAGCGCTGTAAGCACTGCGGTATCAATAGAAGTTAAATAAGCGTTTTGAAGTTGGTTAGTCAGTTCCGCATAAAAATTTGGATCTGATCTCTCGAGGAGCTCAACACTTATGGTATTCATTCCGGAGTACTTGGATACAGTTCCAGTTAGATATTGTGTAACCATACCTGTATTAGATACGGCTCCAGCTTCGGCCTCTACTGTGACAGTCGGTGCAACTCCTGAACCGCCACCTGCTGATGTAACAAGTGATGGGACGTTAATTGTCATACCAGAATTTGGAAGAACTCCCTGACTGCAGGCATCAATAGCCGGAGTTCCAAAGCGTGTATTAGTTACAAACTCTGATAGGTACTGAGTTGGATTAAATGCCGGGTTAGTTGAAAAGCTATCGTCTGCGGCAGTTACATAAAGACGAGACTCATCGCTACCTAGTGCAGCTTTGATCTTGTGCTCTGTGTATGTTGCCATAGATACGATTGGTGTACGGACTCGCTGAGAATCCAATACTGACGGACGAATGATCTTACGAGCGGCTTCGACTTTTTCAGCCTCGACCGGTGTATCTACCGGAGTCTCCTCCGGTGTATTTTCTGGGGCTGTAGTCACAGCTTCCTCGCTTTCGGTTTCTGTTTCGGTCTCTACGATTGTCGTATTGATCGTTGTGGTTTTGGTGCTTGTGCTTGTTGCAGCTTCGAGCGCAGCTCGTGCCGCAGCAATATCAGTTACGGAGGCGCTGGAGAAAGCGGCACTCTCGACGAGGCTAACTTCCTTGAGGACCGCAGCCGTTACTAACAGGTAATCTCCCATTGGCTTCGAAGCGGTTACATCCACTCCGACGGATAAGCCACTGACCAGATTTTCCTGAGCGAGTACGAGCGCATCCTGTCCTCGAGTGCTACTCGAAAGCTTAAACGATCCGTACACGCCTTCAGTTGAATCGCTAAACGAAATTGCGCGACCTACCGGCTTATCTTGTTGATGCTGCATTAAAAGCTTTATCTGTGAGGCCTCTGCGTAAGTAATTGAACCGCGCTCGAACATTACAGGGCCTGCACTTGTAAAACCGATTTCGCCATATGGTGCAACGAGTCCGGATACGATGCGGCGTTCTGTATCAGCTGCCTGGATTTCTTGACTAAACGTTAGTAGCACTTGCATCTCCTAGCGGTGTGAGTTGTTCCATTTGTCGAGCTTGGTTTACATCAATTAAATCTAGATTTAGCATTTTTTCAATAATGTCTAAACGATCCTTAGCATCTACACGAAGGAACGTATCGTCTACCGCAAAGCGCACTTGATTTTGGCTATTGGTAATGTCATTCATACTGAGGCGGTCCTCGATCGCGGAAATAT